CGCACTATCGGTAGCGCCTTGTACATATCCAGATACTCCAACCGGGTCTATTTCGTTATGAAAAGCAACACGAATAATGCTATCAGTGGCGTGCGGGTGCGGCTTTCTAAACCCACAAAACGACAGTGTCTTATCTGCTATAAAATTTTGCTGATATAAATAAAATTCAATAACTTTGCCCAACGTGTAGTCCTCATTCACCAGTGTAACATCAAAACCGTTTTTCAGTGTTGTCTCGGAAGGTAAAATGGCAACTTTTCCATGCTGCAAATTTTCCAAAAACTTTTCACATTTTGAAATCATAATTTCGCATGCTTTTAGAACGATTTCATTGTTTTCAAAAACGCCAACACTCTCGATTATGAAATCATAGCTATTTGGCTGGTAATACCGTTTCGCCTCAAGCAGAAACCAGTTACGTTTTTCAAATTCGATTTCTTCATCCGTTTTGTCACTCTTTTTCATAGCCGCCGCATGTTCTTTCCATACTTCAGCTGCCTTTGATTCGTCGGGTGTACATTCGTATGCACAAGTGCTAATAACATTGAATGCACCGTCTTGTGACGCCATCCCGATATCTAAGCCGCAGCGAAGTGTAAGACGTTCTCCGTCAATATTTTCAGATAGTTTAGGCTGAAGTCGAGCAAACTCTATATAGTCTCCTGATACCGGCGATGGAGGAAATATTGCGCGAACGGCTGACTCGTTTGAGTAGACATCTGTTTTAATATTTTTTATTCTGAAATCTTTTGTGGTAACATACAAAATGCTATCCGTGTCGTTCTTCACATCGAGTTCCACGATGTAGTCTTTGTATGGAAAATCCATATCAGCGATATGAATAGGAATGCAACTGAGACGCTGTTTAATAATTTCATTATGAAATCTAGTAGTATTGTGTGTAACTTCGGCTTTATTTTCACTATATGGGAAAGTTCTAAATACAAATGTAGGAATATCTGAAATTATAATTCTTCGTAGAGCATTTGCGACACTCATGTTGCAATCCACCAACGTAAATTTCAAAAATCCGTTGTCTTCGGTCATGTTTGCAATACGGGGTTCCATTCTTTGTGATTTGCGGTTCTTATTATATTATTATTATACAATTTATTAAATCAATTTTTCATTAATACAATTAAGGGAAATAAATAAAACAAATAAGTTAAATAATAAAACAAATAACTTAAATAATAAGTTAAAATAAATGATAAATACTCGGTGGTAATTTATATTATGAGTAGTATTTTATATTATAGCAACTTTTGTGAAAAATCTAAAAAAATTCTTCAGACATTGGCAAAAAGCAATATTAAAGAAGAGTTACATTTTTTGTGTATTGATAAACGAGTGAAAAGTACTACAGGGTCGTGGTATATTATTCTCCAAAATGGGGAAAAGATTATCATGCCCCCGCAAGTAAATCGTGTACCGGCGCTACTCCTTATGAAACAAGGTCATCAGGTATTATATGGCGACCAAATTTTGGGACATTTACAGCCACGAGAAACGGCGATAAATATGGCGGCAACAAATAATAATGGGGAGCCATCTCCTTTTTCATTAAATGATGACTGTATTGGTGGTTATGGTGTGGCTTCGGATTCATTTAGTTATTGGGACCAAACAAGTGATGATTTATCGGCAAAAGGGAATGGAGGGATGCGACAGTTGTATAACTATGCGACCATTGATAGCAATCTGAGAATAGAAGCACCAAAAGAAGATTATACGCCTGATAAAATAGGCTCCGTTTCCTTAGAAAATTTACAACAAACGAGAAACTCGGAAATACAAATTAATATTGAAAAACAAGTAAAAGCGGTTGAACACCCTTCACAGCAACAATTTAATCAACAACAACAACAAAAACAGCAATTTCAAGCGCAATTCTCGCAGCAACAACAGTTTCAACAACAGATACAGACATTAGGTCCACAACAAGTGCAGCAACAAGAAAAACAAAGACAACAGCAACAACAGCAACAAAAAAATGTGCGATTCAATCAATAGTTCGATAGTTCGATAGTTCGATAGTTCGATAGTCCAAAAATATAATTATAAATTAAAAACATTTAAAACAATAGATTAATATTATATAGTCGTATATATTCTTATATCTCGTATTTAGTATATTTAAAGATGTCATCACAGTCATTAGATAGTTCTGACAAGTCATTGCTTTTAAATGCGTTTAATACACAGTTAATTGAATTTATAGAAGATATAGAACTTGTATTTAATGAAGATAATTCGGTAAAAAGAGCAAAAGCAGGACTTGTTATGATAAAAAAAATAAATCCGACACTTACGATAAGGATATGGTATAACTATATATGTTCTAAATATGAAAGTGAGATTAATAATGATAATATTGATTTTTTTCTAGAGAAAGATTATAAAAAAGATTTAGTATATATGAATCAATCGGATGACATTATTTCTAGTATAGACAATCTTCGTGAACCTATTAAAAATATGAGTAAAGAAAATCAAGAAAAGTCGTTTAGGTATATTAAAAATTTATGTATTTTATCTAAAATATATATGCAGTAGTGGTGTGCGGTGCTTATAATTATTATTAAACATAATAATATTATTCATTTTTAATAATAATATTATTCATTTTTAATAATAATATTATTCATTTTTAATAATAATTTAGTTATTAATTTACATAATTTTTACATAAATATATTTGTGCGTAGTTTGATTTAAATAGTAAATGATAAATTAAAAATATAAATGAGTAAAAAAGATAAGTCATCTTCGAAAAATAATACCGAAGAAGTTCCAGAAGTTGTCCCCGATGAGTTTAAAAAAGTAATGACGGATTTCATAAATGATTTTACGACAACCTTTCCAGAATATAGCAGTAAATTGAAGGATAATTTTGTTGTGGTTTCTGTAAAAACAGATGGTGATATTGTAGCCGAAGAAATTTTAGATGAAGCTAGAGTAAAGGTGTTATATGAGTATTCCAAAACAATATATCCTGTGCGTTTTTTTGATATCTTATATAAGAATAATGAAATTTTCAAAAAGGGTAATGGTAGCGATGCGGTGGTGAATGTAAACTTTTTGCCAGATATTGACTTCAGGGAAGTATGGAATACACCTGATATTTCAAGTAACACGCGTGATACTATTTGGAAATATTTACAGCTTATTCTTTTTTCAATTATTACGAATATTTCTGATAGAGATTCATTTGGAGATACAGCCAAGTTGTTTGAAGCAATTAACGAAGAAGAGTTGAAGAGTAAGTTGGAAGAGACGATTAAGAATATGCAGAATATTTTTATGGGCGGGGCGGGTGGCGATGCTGGTGATACCGGCGATACCGGTGATACCGGTGATGGTAATGCAGGAGAAGCAGGAGCTTCGGGAGAAAATGCAAAATTCGGGGAGGGGATTGATATGAAAGAGTTTGAGAAATTTGCTGAACAATTTAAAAATTTTTCACCAGAGGGTATGGGAATCGACATGTCAAAGTTTCCCGGATTTGAAGGATTTCCTGGATTTAATTCAAATAAAGGCGGTGAAGGCGGCGAAGGAGAACCAAAGGATTCATCCGACAACAAAAAACAACCTGAAATGCCTAATCCGGAAACAATTCACGAACATATTTCCAAACTTCTGAATGGAAAAATAGGCGCACTTGCAAAAGAAATCGCGGAGGAAACGGCGAAGGATTTTGATTTAGGCATTGATATGGAAAATGCGGAAAATATGAATATGAGCAATGTTTTTCAAAAACTATTTAAAAATCCAGGAAAATTAATGAACATGGTAAAGAGTGTTGGTGCAAAACTAGATGACAAGTTTAAAAAGGGAGATATCAAAGAGAGCGAGATTATGAAGGAAGCAAGCGATCTTCTTAGTAATATGAAAAATATGCCTGGTATGGGAGATTTGTCGAGTATGTTAGGCAAAATGGGTATGTCCGGATTAGGTGGATTAGGTGGTTTAGCAGGTTTAGGTGGAAAAGGAGGCAAGATAAATATGGGTGCACTTCAAAGTCATTTGCAACAAAATATGAAAACTGCAAAGATGAAAGAACGTATGCAAACAAAGCTACAACAAAAAAAGCAAGAGCAACAGCAGCAACAGCAGACACCTCCAGCAGCTGTAGCAAGTAACGCTGTTCGACCTACTACTGCTGTATATACTTCAGTGTCAGGTGAACAAATTCAACAAACACCTAGAACAGCTAGACCTATTGTTGAAACTGTTGTTCTAGACGCGAATGTGACTACACAGCAAGCGTCGGAAACGGCGGAAACGGTACATGAAGAGGGCAGCGCTACACAAAAGAAGAAGAAGAAGAAGAATAAAAATAAAAAATAATAATAACCGAGGTATGGTAAAAATATAAATAAAATAATGTAATTATTACTAATATTACTAATATTACTAATAATGATTAAAGAATAAAAAATAAGAAAAAATAATTAAGAATATATATATAATGGACAAAATACCAGCAACACCATTTTGGTTAAGTGAACCCACCATTTTATTCAATAAAAAACATATAACTGACATATGGCCAAACTCGACTATGACCAATATGGAAAAATTGAATTCTATTAGTCGATTTGTTATTCTAGCTTCACTTTTAGGATATTTGATTACATTGAATATTGGGCTTATATTTGTATGTATAATAACTTTAGGTGTAATTGCTATTTTATATCACGTACAGTCGAATAAAAGTAAAGATGATGAAAAAACGAAAGATAAAGAGTTGCCATCATCATCGTCGAAAAAAGTAAAAGAAAATTTTACTAATTCCATATTATATAACGAAGTCAAAGACGATTATACAAATCCGAAACAAAATAATCCCATGATGAATGTGCTTGTTCCCGAAATAGTTTATAATCCTACCAGAAACGAGGCAGCTCCAGCATTCAATGCAGAAGTTGAAAAGAAAATAAACAACAATACAAAAGATTATGTAGTTGAGACGACTTTTTCTGATGAATCCGCAAAACAAAAGGAGTATATTAAGCGTAAACTATTTAGCGATTTAGGCGATAGTTATATGTTTGACCATAGTATGAGAAATTTCTATACAAATCCAAATACAACCATTCCTAACGACCAAGAAGGATTTGCTAACTTCTGTTTTGGAGATATGATTTCCGCAAAAGAAGGCAATGAGTTCGCGCTAGCAAGAAACATGCCACGATTGGGCTCAACGTATAGTTAAACAAGAATTAACCTATTTAATTGAATCGAATTCAATTCCATTCCATTCAATTCCACCTTTGTTATATTATATTATAATATTTAGTAAATTATATTTTCAAAAATATATATATATATACATATAAATAAACAATTATGGCTACTGTAAAAGATTATGTTTTTGATAACTTAAGTAGAATAGGTAATGACAACTGTGGAATGACTCAGAGAAATGTACAAAACCTTAACTCGAGCAGCTATATGTTGCAGAATTTCTTTTCCGCTGAGTGCAATATGCAACGTCCCATTGATTTTGCTACTGCTCAACCCGGTATTAACTTTACCGGTAGTCACCAGGTCGGTGTCGGTGGCTGCAATATCGACACAAATAGTGAGCTGTTTAATGGTAGAATCATGACGCGTCCTCGTAGTCGCATTAGTTTATTCGAGCGCCCCTTTAAGACGGTTCCCTTTCTTGGTAGAGGCGAGGCAAATCCTCTTGTAGAGTCTCGGTTATGGCAGGGCGACTACAATATTAACAAGAAGAGCGTCAACCCTAGTTCTGAAGTATGTTTTGTGAATCATGAAATGTATCCTCTTATTCCTTCTATTGCTGCCACGATTTCAAATCCCGCAAACTTGGTAGAAGGTGTCGCTGTAAATGGTTGGATACGTGGTGGTGTTCCTTCGCGCGAAATCGAGCGTGAAACGAAATACACTTCTTGTAGCTCGTAAAAGTATTTTATTTAGGTATAAGTTGTTATTTATATATAAATTATTAATTTATATATATATATATATATATTGCGTATTGTATAAAACGTAAATGGTTCATCGAACATTGAGAAAACGCCGTAGTAAAAGAAGTATGAAGCGTTCAATAAAACGTTATCGTAGACATGCAAAGACGCGTATAAGACGTAACATGTATAGGAAAAAAAATAAGAAAACACAGAGGGG